ATCTTCTTTAATAAGAGAAGAAGAAGAAGTAGAGGCTTCGCTCCCTTCGGTTCGCTCCGCCAGCGTACTGGGCGTGTCAAGCGCTTGCTCGATCAAAAGGGCGCAGAACGTAGCTGTTGGAAGGGATCTGGGCTTTGTAACGAGAAGTTTCTCGGCGGTGAAGGCGTCCAGAGTGAGCTTGATGACCATCGAAGCGTCTGTACCTGTGGTTACCTCAGGTTCCATGAAGTGCGTGAAAGCGACCGGAGCGTATGCGGTACTTCGGGTGCCGTCAAGTCACCTGAGGTATCCGCAAGCACAATCTCAACGAACTTTTTTGAGACGCAACCCAATCCTGATTTTTGGGTTATGGTGATCTGGTACTACATGCCTAACCATGGCTATTTCTCTCACCGCCAAAGCTTCCAGCACCAAGACCGTGATGCTGCAGATCGACCCTGAGCTGTACGCACGCATCAAAGCCGCTGCGAAGCACTACAACATCGCTGCTTCCGCTGCCATGCGTCAGATCCTCGAGCAGGGCATCGAAGAAGTCGAAGCGCACCTCGGCTGATGACAAGCACTCCCGTCTATCCAAATCTGGCGGGAGTCATCACTCTCTCTGACGTAAAGCAGAAAGGGTCTGGCTCCTATGCCGCTGATTACGTCCCCTGGGCGAAGGTCATGCAACTGCTGAATCAGCACTGCAATGGCTGGCTTCCTGAACTTGTCACCGCAGACGACAGCAGCTACGTCCACAAGGCACCCAACGGCACCGGTTACCTCTGCATTCAGTTCGTCAACGGCAACTGCTACACGCCCGTGTGGATCTACGCCGTGATGGACAATCGCAACAACCCGATTGCCTACGACAAGATCAGCGCCCGCGATCTTGCAGATTCCGCCCGTCGTGGCATCTGCTCCGCTGCCGCTGCTTACTTCTCACTCGCCTACGAACTCTGGGCAAGGGAAGAGGTGAGTGCCACTTCTGAGAAAGTTGAGACTCAACCTGAGATTCAACTGCAACAGGAGGAAGTCAAGCCTGCACCCAAGACGGCGAAAAAAAAGGAGCAGCCCTCACAGCCGCTCCCCGTCCCCACTGCAACGGTAGTCAACGATGAGCTGATTACCAAATGCATGGATTTGATCCAAGACCGTCTTGATCGCACTGCTCAGGTTGCATGGATTGCCGACAAGGCAACAAAATGGAACCTTGATGGCGATGGCAGCAAGCTCAAGCAGATGACTACTGATCAACTGCAGGCTTGCATCGACGAGCTGTCTGCCAAACCACCTTTGAAGCAGTGATGGCTATCCCTGCGGGTAACAAGTACAAGGTGCAAGTGCTTCTTGACCCGAAGGCATACGAAGCCATGCAGCGCGAAATCATTCAGCGCTACGACACGCCGCACCGCGTGACGGAATCATCCCTTGCCAACGAGATCATCAAATCTCACTACGCAATTCTCGAACCTCAAGATGAGTGACTTTCAATCGGCATTTGATGCCAAGTTCACGTTGTTTGACGTGAAGGAGAAAAAATCTGATCGCGGTCCAGACAAAACTGGCTCGATTGAGATTGAGCTGAATGAAGCCATGAAATTGGCTGAATGGCTCACTTCACAACCCGGTGAAGATGGCTACGGCGGCACCACCGTCATCAAGATTCCTGTTTCCGCTTGGAACGCAGAATCTAAAACAGGCACCAAATACATCAATGGCAAGATGTGGGCAAAAAAGTCTGAAGGCGTCAGCATCCCCAACACGATCTTCTGATGGATAGGGACAAGCTCGTTGCTGCAATGCAGCAGGAAATCAAGGAGATCATTGCCCTGCAAACCATGTTGAAAAACTTGGAAAAGGCAGAGCAGCGTGGCTACGAAACAGCGGAAGCCAATCGGTTGCACGCTATTTCCACCATGTTTGCAGCCAGCAACGAGTCCCTGATCGGTGCTTATTTCAAGGAGAAAGATGAAACCAAACGCGATCAACTTTCCTGAACTTTTTCCCGACTGGAATGAGCCATTGACCGGTCCGGGTGTGTCCTATTGCGTTGCCACCAATGCCCGGATGTTCGACTACGAATTGCTTCTACCCGGTGAGCGTAGTCTTCGCGGCTGCATCCGTGCTGTTAGCAAGGAAGATGCTGCGCGGCTTCTTTCCAATCGGCATCCCAACTGCTCCATCGTTGAAATTGGCGCGGGACGCCGAATCAGTTCTTCAGCAAAGAAGGCTTGACCCATGTTGAATCAAAAGCGCTACGTGCCGGATCAACTCAAGCCTTTAATGCCACCACCACCGCCAATTCACCCTGATCCTGAAATTGATCGGGTATTGATGGCTGAATACGCAATCCAGCGCTATCGCGCACGACTTCACATTGAGACTGAGGATTGATCATGATCAAGTTTGATTTAGCCGATCTGGAAGAATCTGTTGCGTTCTTCCTTCAAATTGCTCCAAGCAAGCCGGGTGCGCAGGACACCTTCGCGATGGAAAACCGCACGTACCTGCTGGATGCGTTGTACGAAATGGATGGACGCGGCAAGCCTGACCACCCAATGCATCACACGTACACCGGGCTGTACCAGAAGTACGTGAAAGGAGCATGAAGGCTTATCGCGGTCTTCCCCGCTACCGTTCTTCTAGGTGGCTTCCCGTTATGGCTCCCAACGCCGATTTCGAATTTACGGAAGGTCACATCCGTATCTTGCTCTGGATGTGCGAGTCGCATCAAGACTGGATTGACGAAGCATCCGCTCAACTGATGATGAACGGCGAGATGCCTTCCGATAATTTGATGCGGTGCCGCGAAGGTCTTGCTGATCTGAAATGTTGGGGTCTGCGTTTGCTTGAAGTAATTGAAGCGACGCCCTTTGACGATGATGATGAAGAAGATGAATACGACGACGAGTCGGACGATGACGATCTACAGGAACTGGCAGGTTTCATCAACGATCTCGAAACCCAATGGCACAACAATCGAAGTCTTGGAAGACGGTCCGTACATCCTGTACAGAAGTTGCAGAGGTGGGTTATGTCGCTATTCGGACGATCTATGGCAGGCTGAGATTTACTGCGAGCATCTGAACGGCAACGTGCCTACTGGTTACTTTGGTTGATTGCCTGCTGCATAAATTCGTCTTCTAAATGTGGTTTGCCGAGGTTGCGAGCAGCTTCACCGGCAAGCCACTTTGTAATGGTGCGTTGCTGATGCAGCATCGTGTTCAGCAGCAGGGCAGCGTTGTATATCCCATGTATATCCCCATTGCGCAGCCATTCTTCAAGCATCTTGGCGGTAGCAGCTTCAGAGAACAGGCTCTCCGTCGTCCGCTCAATTGGATGCATTTCCATGGTGTGCTTTAGCAGCAGCTACTGCCGTACTCTCGGTATCAAAGCAGCTAGGTAAATAAAAAACAGTGTTTTGTTTTATATACCACGCAGACCAGTAACCCAGCAGACCATAGGAAACCCAGACGGCACCGAAGCCGTCCCGCGCAAATTGATTTGGCATCATCTTTTCTTCTACCTTCCACGCAAATGTCTGCCTAAAATTCGGGCAAAACAGGAGCCGCCATGCGTGCGTGGATCGACGAGACCAGTCTGATCCCAAAGCGTGAAACACGGGCGAGATTTCGGTTAAAAATCTTTGAAGCTTTTGAGTGTAATTGTGCCTATTGCGGTGAACACGCGGAATCGCTAGATCACGTGGTTCCTAGGCATCGTGGTGGACAGACCGTGATAGAGAACCTAGTGCCAGCATGCCTGCGCTGCAATGGATCCAAAGGATCAACAGAATGGACGCTTTGGTATAGAGAGCAAGATTTTTATACATTAGAACGTGAAATTCTGATCTGGAAATGGACTTATCAGTTCAGGGATTTACTTTAGATCCCGCAACTGTTTTGTCGTTGTTATAGTGTCCCGTTTCGGCATAACTTTTGATTGGACGTTCACTCATTTCAAAGAAGATAATCTGTCCAATTTTTAGTCCGGGATACAACGGCAATGAATGCATTTTGCGTGCATTTTGCAGTTCAAGCGTCAGCTTGGAACCATGCCAGCCTGGATCGCACCACCCAGCAAGCATGTGGGAATATCCATCTCTTGCTCTGCTGCTCTTCAGGGCAAACTGTCCTGATAAATGTTCGGGCAGATCGAACGTTTCTTGCGTTTCGCCCAGTACAAACTCACCAGGACGCAGCCAATACGGATCCTGTGCCGTATAGCCCTTGATGCTGATCTTGCGCAGATCCGTACTCATCGGATCCTCAATCATCAAGTGATCGCCAAGCAGCACATCAATTGATGCTGCATTGAGAAGTTCTTCGTTGTAAGGCACGACCATGCCATGCCCAAGACAAAGATTGCGGATTTGCCAGTCGCAAAGAACAGACACTCAGTAGTTCCAACGTATGCGTGGTTTACCCAGTCTCGTGCCTAGATGTACGAAGCCCTTTGGCGCACCGTACCCAAGGCTGTAATCCCAGGTTTGATCAACATACTCTTGTACTTTGTAGATGTCCACGCCAGCGATGTAAAAGTCAACGGCACCGACGCCATCCATGTTGTACAAGTGTTCGGATCGGCTTGACCCACCAACACGAGCATTGACAGCAGGTGGACGGTGACCGCTGGTGATCACAATTGGCTTCCCACCAAAATGCGTCCGCACCTTCTCTAGGTACTTGCACAGTTCCAATGCCGTATCGCATTGCTGTTGCTTGGTAAAACGCCGCTCCTCTTCCATCAAGGTCAGCTCGCCATACGTGATATTTGGCGTCACCTTGAAATCCCAAGGTTTATCAGGCGTGAACAGGGATGCAGGCGGGCGTTCCTCATCCTGCTTGCCAGCCTGAGTCCAAGTTTTGAACCAAGCCTGGTCACGATTAAAAATCGCAGGCGACTTCTTCAAGATCGCTTCTTCCAGCTCCGTTATCGCAGCACTTTGATGCGGCAGTGCCTTGTAATAACGGAACAGATCATGCAGCCGAAGGCGGTTCTGGGTCATCGTCCCAAGGGGATGAAATTGACATTGGTCCACCCAGTAAACGGCTTTCTCCCGTCTGCTCAGGTGTTGGTTCTTCGTGTTTGATTTCAGGACGCCGCCGATCGCGTTCTGCTTCAAGGTCTATGACCCTGTTGATCTTCTCGATCTCGCGGTCCAGTCTTGGTGACAAGGTGGCTTCGAATTTGTGCCGTTGTGCCGCACGATTCAAATGATGCCGCCAATCCTTATCACCAAAACGAACCATCCAAGTGGTGTCGGCGTTCAGCGCTTTGGGAATACAACCTTCAGTGCTTTGACGATCAACTGCACCCAAGAATTTTCTTTGATAGGCAGCAGAGTGATGATTTCAGAGCCTGCAGCCACAATGATGGCGACAACAGCAGCAGTAGTGGGATCCATGACGGAATAGCGTCTGCTACCAGCTTACTTTCGGATTTCTAGCTTGATCAACCGCTGCTCGTGATCAAGGATACGATCGTCGATTTTTCCAATCTTTTCTTCAAACTTGATTTGATTTTGTAGCACGTCATCAAGCTTGGTTGGCACCGTATAAACCAAGTAAAAGATGCCGGAAGCTAGTGCGACGGTAGCTGCAACGCCAATACCTGCGATGGTTTCTTGCTTGACACCACGCCAAAATCCACCTTCAGACATCGCACGTCTGCAGTTACTTCCGAATCTTATCGTGTCTCATCGCACGACAAATTATCTTCAGAATTCAATCTGAAAAAGGGTTGCCCGGTGGCTGGTCCTCACGCGGTGCCAGCCTCACCGCAGCCGGGCGGCTACGGACGTTCCGTGCCTCTCGAAAGAAGTACGAAGCCAAAGCTTAGCAGATCAACGCCCCTGCCCACGTGTCTTTTTTCTGCCGTGGCTAGGCAAGCTGTGCTGCCCTTGACCCTGACGGGTGCGCTTGGGTTTGCCAGCTTTATGCTCAACGCGACCCAATGCGGTCTTGGACTTAACAGCCATCTCGAAGTTGTTGCTGTAAGTATTCTCGCAGGGCTTTTTCGTTTGGCGACTTTGGTTCTTTTAGATCCAGCTCAAAGATGCGGTCACGAAGTTGTTGTTTGCGAGCCTGACAAAATTGCTGCCGAACTTCTTCCGACTTGGCATAACGCGAATCAATAGCAATCGTGGTGCCAATGATGGTGGTGAGCAAAGCCAACCCACCACCAAGTAGTGATAGGCGAGTGCCTGCCATCAGGTTGCCATCAGTCCGTGGGCTTGCATGGCGTCAATCAACGCCTCGATTTTGCTTTCCAGCGTTACGCAATACTGCAGCAGTTCGTCCACCGTTGGGGCAGCAGCATCTGCAATCGTGTTGGTGTCACTGGCGGTTGGCAGCGTGCCAGTCGTTGCCGTTGTTGTGATGTCCGTGATTGCAGCAACCTGGGCTGCAGCAGTGGCACCAAAAAATCCAATGGTGTCGCCGCTGATTTCAAGCTGAGTGGTCAGCGTGCCAGCAGTTTGAACCTGCAGGCGCAACGCACCGATTTCAGCCGTGTCTGATGGATCAGTGATGGATCCTTCAATCGCGGCATAGTCAATGTCGTCGGGCGTGGCGTTGTCGTTCTTGCTGCGGTAAAAGACCGTGCTGATCAGATCATCGGCAACACCAGCAGCATCATTGCGGTGGTGGTACAGCGTGATATCTGCTGCACTCGCGGGATCATTAATGGGTGATTCAACCTGCAGCGCAGTGCCGCTGATTGCATTGGTTACATGCAGCGGGAAGGCGGGAGCGGTTTCGCTGATGCCGACATTCGCGCCCAGCAGTCTGATGCGGGTGGCAGTTGTACCAGACGACGACGACATCAGATCGAGGATGCCGTCTTCTACCGCGTCGGTAGCGGTCTGAATGCCAGCGGTGATCTGCGCATAGGCATGAGCGTTGCCGGTGCTGCTTTCGCCGCGAAACTCGATGTTGCCAAGGTTGTCGTTGGCAGCAGGGCTGGCACTGTTGCGGTACAGCACCAGATCCGGCGCCGTATCTAAGCCAGCATCGGTGTTTTCGATGATGACCTGATCGGTCGTGTCAGTGCTGACAAGGTGCAGTTGAGCATCGACAGCATCAGTTGCGGCACCGCCGAGCTTCAAACCACTGGCGCTGAACTTACCGACGAAGGTTGAGTTGGCGCTAAAGCCAAGCTGATTGGCAGCAGGGCGGTAGATGCCCGTGGTGCCGGTGTCGCTTAGAAACCCGACTGATGGTGCGCCAACAGTGCCATCACCAAGGCTGCGGAACAGCACGCTGTAGGTGATGCTTTTGTTTTTATCGACGTTGGCGGCTTCTGAAACGTCAACGATGGGCAGCAGATCACCAGATGCAGGCGAGGTGAGTGCTGAGAGATCTGTGATCTTGCGGTCAGCCATCGATTAGCTCCAGGGCGTGCCAGTGATGGTTTTAGGTGAGATCAGCTCAGACAGACGTGCTTCAAGGGCAGCTTCAATTTCGGCAACCTTTTCGTCGCCGCCCAGAGCTTGCTGCATCCATCCGATCACCTGTTCTTCAGTCAGTTCGTCGTAGGGGATCAGATCATCGGGGCGTTGGAATGCCACGCTGCCGTAGGCGCCGGAGTTGTAGGGGTTGCCTTCAGGATCCAGCGTGTCGCTGATCGCCACCACGGAATAGTGAGCGGTGAAGACGAAACCATCACTGATCTCGCGCTCCAGTGTGTTGATCTTCCAGGCGAAGGTGGTAGCCATGGTCAAGGTGGTGATGGGCGAAGTTTAGGTGGGGTGGCTAGTGAAGGGGACTTAGATGCCTGCCGCAGTTAAGCGAGCCTCAAGAGCTTCTATGCGTTGATTTGCTTGCTGAAGGGCTGCCAACAAAGGCGTAATGAGTTTTCGATAAGAAACACCACGCAGCTCTTGCCCATTATCTGTTTCATCATAAAAACAAAGATCAGGGGCAATAGGCTCAACTTCTTCTGCAATTAAACCGTATTCAAGTTCAGAGTGTAGTTCATCGGTGTACGACCCGCTTTCATCTTGGACTCTGTAATTGAATGTTTTGGGTTGCAGTTGATAAAGCCAGTCAACGTCACCTAAGACATTGATGTTGCCCTTTGAAGCCTCAGTAGAGCTGATATACCCAAGAACACCGTCGTTTCTGGCGTAAACATCTCTTGTAGTACCTGAGATAACTTGAGCGTAAATACCAAGCGCCGTGACGGCACCATTGCTGTCAATCCTCATCCGCTCCGTCCCAGAAGACGCCCCATTCGCAGTTGTATAGAACTCTAATCTTGAAGGGTGAGATGATCCATTGGTCCAAGTACCGCCATCTCTACGGACTCGTACTTCAGCAACATTATCATCGGCTGATGATAAATAAATGTTGGCACCAATAGTTGCTCCATTAATGGGGGATACGGTTGTAGTGCCTACGCAGAGGGAGCCTGGACCTGTCCCTGTGGCATTATCTTTAACAATAAACCTTGCATTGAAGGAGCTGCTAGACGTACCAACTAAGAGCCTGCCGGAGCTGTCGATGCGGGCGCGTTCGGTGCCGTCTACATCAAACTGAATACGCGTATCGGCGTAATCATTTCCGTCATCAGCCAGCAAAAACAAATTCCCGTTATTACCTGATACTTGTGAAAAAGGCTCACCAACAGCCGCAGTATCTTGCAACCTTAAAACGGGACTATCATCTGCAATGTGCAGCATAGTTAGAGGCGCAGTAGTGCCAATCCCAACATGCTGACTGGCGTCTACATAAATTGCATTGGTGCCATTTGTGGCAATGCCAAGTGCATTAGTTGTTGCACGGTAAAAACCAGTATCCAGATCAGATGCGAAGGCAAGACCCGGCGCTGCAGCCGAGCCGTCCTCCATCAGCATCGTGCCGTCAAGTTCCTGAATAACAATCCAGCTATCGTTTGCGGCTGACCTGAGCTTTAACTGCCCATTCGTCGTATCCGCCCACCACATGTAGGCGTAGGTCGTTGCAGGCTCAGTCGCATTGCTGTTATTACTGACGATTGCTGCCAGAGCATTGTTAAGGTCAGCTCTCACAGCACTGCCAGAGGCGTTGGCAATGACGTAATCGTGCGTAGCCATGCTTAGGGTTGTTCAGAGCCGTAACCCACTGCCTGGTACTGGAAATCACGATCCACCGCAGTATTGGAGCTGTTGTAGAAGGTGACCGTAAAACCAGTCCGGCTAGTGGAAGTCACCCTATAGTAGTCGCCAGAGTCAAGATCGAATGCGGTGATGCCGATATTCGGTGTCTGGTAAAACGCATTCGTGAACGTCACATCCTTAGCGCCAGCGCCGGAGGCAATCGTCGTGCTGCTTTCAGTGCGGGTTTCAAGCTGCAGCGTGTAGCCAAGCTCATCGACAACCGGGGTTTGGTCCGTTGCCTCGCTGGTTAGGTCGCACTTGAACTGGAACTGGCGTCCGGTGTAGCGCCCGGATTCCATCGGTTGCCATGGTCCGAAATCAATATCGGATTCCATCTGGATGTAGCTGCCATCTTCCAGTAGCAGGAAATCGCCGTCCTCCAGCAGCATCTCCTCAGCGGTGGTGGCTTGGTTGCTAGTGCGGAAGAACAACTCGGCACTGGTGCCATCGGGGATGTCGCCGTCGAAATCGGTCCAGCGATCGATCAATGCGGTGCGTTCGTCGATGGCGTCGGCGGGATACAGACCACGACTTGTCAGAGTGCGGCTAAACACAACACTGAAAACTCCGCCAAGATCCAGCACGTTCTCAAAGATGTAGCTGCCGCTCAGAAGACGGGTTCCAAAGAAATCGAACGAATCCAGCGTGTCGATCAGCTCGGCAATATCGTCCAGCGTCAAGTTGCCATCAAGCACCAAGCCGTCGTATTCCTCGCTATAAAAAACGCCATTTTTCTGCCCTTGGAATGGCGGAACGTCTTGATCTTCGCGGGTGACCTGCAGATTCAAGCGTGGCAGTGAATTGGGCAGATCAATAACGGCGCTGTTTTCGTTGGTGCTATAGAGCTTTGTTTTTTCATCACGAGCCTTCAGCAGATATTCACCTTCCAGCAAAGGCACAATCGCGTAGCTGGTAGTTGCAGAAATTTCGCGGAGTTTTGTTGATTCCGCCCATGTACCAGTTCCATTGGGTTTTGAGCTGTGGCGAACAATGACCGTGTAATTCAGCAGATCAGTGCCAAAAACAGGGAATGTCCAACGAAGAATTGCATTGTCTCCATTGGCTTGGATTGTGACATTATCAATATCAGGCGGCGGAAGAATGGTGGATTGCCCATTAGTCGATTCACCTGATGGATCTTCTTCAACACTGACATTCGGTACGGTTGCAGTTGTTGATGTCCATTGCGATGTCTTACGGTTTGGTGCAATGCCAACACCCCTGACCTGGAATGACAGACTCGTGGTTTGGGTGAGATTTGTTAGTTCATAGTTGGGGTTGGTTGTTTCGTCGCTGCGCCAGCTCTGGTTGCCGATCTTGTAGCGGATTTCATAACCGACTGCATAGCTGGAGATATTTTTGACCCATGAAGCGATGGCAATAAAGCGATAACCAGCATCAATCCTGACCTGGCGAAATGTAACTCTTAAGCCTTCAGGCGGTGCAGGCTGCTGATCAAAAATTGTGATGTCGTTAAAGACCAGCTCACCACCAGCGTCGGCAACGGCATAAATACTGTCGTTATGCTCGACACCAGTGATCGCATAGGTTCCATCGCCGTTGTCTGCAACTGATAGGCAGCGGAATTTTTGCTCGACAACCGATGAAGAACTCATCGACCAGATCGACTGAGCCTGTGGGGCTGATGAAAACGCGCTGGATACGGTGATCGTTTTATCGGAAACAGAAGAGATGTTTTTGGTCTCAACTGTTCCATTGCTCAGCAGGCAGGTCAGTTTGTGGCTGCTACCAGCGGGCAGGGTGATCGTTTGATCGGTTGTGATTGCGGTGGTTGTGGCGCTAGCAATGCGACCTGCCAACCTGCCGCCCTGCCGCATTTCATCAGCAACGGCAAAGACCTGACCGGGCAGGACCACGGCACCCTGCAGACCCGTTGAGAAGCTGACAACCTCGCCGTCGATTTCTTCCGATGCCAGCATCCAACGCCCTAGCCGCTGCGCTTGGAATTTGGAAGTGCAACCAAAACCGACGATTTCTTTGACTTGATAGCCGTATTTGCTTATCAGTGCCGCGTCTTCAACGACGACATAGTTCGCCTTGTAGAAATTGCTCGGGTCGTTGTAACGGATGCGGATGCTGGTGCTGCGCGTCTTCAGTGAGGTGCCGGAATAGCTGAACGCACCATCGATGGCGTTGCTGTTGTTGTAAAGGTGAACTGCGGCGACTGCGCTGCCGTTGAGGTTGCCGTGATCTGCAGTTGCTTGGATCGTATTGGCGTGCCAGTACAGCATTCCACGGAACACACTGGCGAGATCCTGCAGAACGTTGAAAGCCTCAGCCTGGTCACCGATGACGGTATTGCAAGCAAAGCGTGGCTCTCGCGTGCCGTCTGGGTTAGTGATCAGAGCGTTGGCGTACTGCGCCAGTGGGTAAAGATCCACCCAGCTCAGATTTGCGGCAGTGACGAAATCGCCCGCGCCATAACGCGGGTTGGTCACCATGTCGTAGAAGCAGCAGACCGGGCAGGTGGTCCAAGATTCTTTCAGCGTGCCGTTAAATGCACCAAGGAACTCAAGGCTGCCGTCAGCACGGACGCGAGCATTGGCTGGCACTTTGACAATGCGCCCTTTGACCTCATAGGCACGTTTGGGCAGGCTCGGGAACTGTTTGGTTGAAACCGAAAGACCGACAACAGCGCAGTAGGGGTAAGCACTTCTGACGACTTGGCTCTCAATCAGAGCGGTCCAGACGATGCGGTTGCCGCGTCCATTGGCTAGGGCTGTATTTTTTGCAACCTCAGTAAAGCTGGTGTATTTGACCTCAAAGTGATTTTCGCCAAGGTTCTCTTTTACAACCTTGATGTTCCACGGGGGTTTGCCGGTCAGATTGATCCGTGGGGTTTTGACTTGATAATCGCTGACGGAAATGCCGCTGATGGTGCGGTCATAAACCTTGTTGTATGCGCTGCCTTTGCTTTGGACGTAGACCCTGACCTGAACTGTCCCATTGAAAAGCTGACCCTTAGCCAAACCTTCCTGTGATGTTGAAAACAGGCGGGGAATAGTGAACAGCAGCTCAATAAAATCAACCTCAGAATCTGTTACCTGGCGAATTACCTGCCCGCTGCCATAGTCGCGTGAAGTAACATCGCCGTTGGAATCCAGTGTTTCGGAATAGTTTTCGCCAATTTCTGTTGCGACTTCAGTAACGGTGGATGAGACGCCACCCATCTGGCTGAGCTGCGCTTGGGTGCGCCCCCCAACATTCATTGCATATTGAATATCTTGGCTGCTGAAATTTCTAGCGTTACCAGTTTTAATCGGGGTTTCGTTGAGGTAGACGCTTTCCTCAGCCAGGACCAAACCCTGGATCGGACCTTCGCAGAGCAGGTCAACGATCTTAATGACTGATTCGCTGTTGAGTGCCATCTCAGGAAATCATGCGTATTTGTTGATGCCCTTGTCGTAACCGACGGACAGCACCTGAAGCTCGCAAGTGCTTCGGCACTTGAAATCCTCAATCCTCACCTGTACCCGAACATTACCGACGCCAGCAGGTTGGGCGAAATCAGTGCGTTGAATCCAATAGTATTCCTGCCCTTTCAGAAGCTGCCCCTGGATTGTGGCTACACCTGAACCGAGTGGCGTGCCAGTGGAGAGATCCTGAATTTCGATGCTGTAGGTGATAGCACCTTGGACGACAGTGGTGCCTGGACCGGCAACATAGTCAAAAAGTCCTTTGCGTAAAACCAGCACAACATCCGCGCCGGTTTTTGTGGAATCCAGCGTGAATCCATCCGGGACAATGAAGGTGGCATTTTTCTGCATCTTCAAGGTCGGGAAATATCCCCACTGCGGTCCCGTGTAGCGCAGCGTGCGTTGAGCTTGAACACCGGATGTATCAGTAAATTTGTCGAACAACAACACCTCACCGCCGAGCCGAACTTCGCTTGTAGCGGTTGCTGTATCTTTGGTGACGACCGAAGTTCTGAGCGGATCAGATTCGTCGGTGATTTCAATATTGGCGGACAGTAGGTGGCTGCCGATCAGTGCTTTGCCGTAGACCACTGGGATAGTGGCACCAACGCCAACGGTATTTGCAGCCCCGGTGTAGGCGTAGGACTGGACACCATCAGTTCCCCTGATGTCGCTCTGGAAGCCATCGGTGCGGGCGGTTCCAGCAAAACGGCTGCCGCCGGTTCCGAATGAACTGATGCCTGCGCTGCCGTTTAGAGGCAATCCGGCTTGTGGTGACAGCAGTTGCGTGACGCCACCCAAAATCAGACTGGTGCCGATAGCGCCAATAGCCACTGAAGCCGCAGAACCCAACGTAAATGTGCCAGCAGTTAAACCTGCGCCCAGACCAAGAAATCCCGCGCCAGCGCCAGCGGTCAAAATCGCAAAGGCAACTAAACCAACCCCAGCCAAAACCTTGCCAACACCACCACCACTACCACTGATCACTGGCGTCAGGATCAGATCGTGGCTGCCCATTGGCAGTTGCAAATCTGGATAATCCAGCTCCACATCAGCCTGCACAAGCTGATAGCCAATCCCATGCTCATGGGCATGGACCAATTCTTCCTGAAATTTCGGATAGTTAATGCAAAGCAACTTGATCGCCTCAGCGGGCGTGCGCAAGTTGTGATAGGTATGCTCCGCGCCATACCGCTCGCCAAGCTCACCCAGCAGCCTGACGGTTTGCTCCATAGCGGAAGACTGCTGCGATCCTCTCAACATAGTACCGAGTTAAAGGTTCTTCGGTACTCAGCGAGTCTTGCCGCTGATGCAAAATCCGGTCGTAATCCACCAGCACAGCAGCGTGCATGGGGAATCTGGTGCCAAGGCGCATGATCACTACGTCACCCGGTTGGCGATTTGCGTAAGCCACCTGCCGAAATCCGATACGCTCCGCCTGCTCCAAGAAAATGCTAGGCGAAGTTTCTAAGTCTTCGGGGCGATCAAAATCTGGTAACCGGATGCTCTGCAGCCCGAAAAATTCCCGCACCAACGAGAAGCAGTCGTTGACGCCATACGCCCACTGCCTGCCAATCAAGGATTGATAGTTGACCACTGGTTTTCTGGCATTGACCAGATGTGCCAAGGCAACCCTAGGTGTTTGCAGGCTTTTTGATCGTGCAGGCTGGCACCGCCGCCCATTGGATGCGAATGGATTACCGCCTGGATTGGTCCGGCAGATAGTGCCGCCACATAATCCTTTGGGTGCAGCACGAAATCCTGCTCGGGATCGTCCGCGATGTTGCGGCATCGCCAGTAGGAACCATTCACCAGCAAACCGCACGCCTCTTTGGGTGCCTGCTCCAGAGCGTGACGCTCGAAATCAGATCTGAAGTCTGGCACCAGGGAAGCCTCCAAACGGCAGATTTCCGCTCGGGAACCGAAGGGCGCAACTGTTGTACCGCTTAGCGCACTGATCATTGGCGGCGGTAGTTGCTGAGTCGTTCAGGTCGAAGTATTTCTTGCCGGTGTAGCCGCATTCCGCGCCACGATATTTCCAAGGGCAATGCTCCAACACCTGGCGGCGAGGCAGGGCAAGGTTGGTCAGGTCCAGCTTGCTGGTTAGTTCAAATTCGACGAGCTGCGGATTCTCGTTGGCTACACGGTCGATGTACCAGATTTCATTCTCGAATTTGGCAGTGGGATCCGCCGTGGGGTTGCCGCCAGCGAAATTTACCGCGTCAAGGAATTTCTTGCAGGTGCGAATCCGCGTCACCTTTGCCTGCAGTGGGTTGTAAAGCAGCAGCAAGGCTGAGATTGCGCTATTGGCATTCGCCACACGCATTGACGGGCGAGGCAAGGTGCCTTTGGTCGTCACCTCGAAGCCATCAATCTCGATTGGCGTTGCAGCGTAGGTAATGCCAGCGAAGACAATATCGGCGGTCAGCTCATTCGTGCCAGCGTGGTAATACAGAGTGCTATCAATGCCATTGATCGCTGCAGTGAGCTGTAGCTGGAACAGCTCGATGATTGCGGACGGTTCGAGCTTATAGAGCTGCTCTTGGATTGACTGGGGCGTGGTCATGGCTCAAAGACCTGCTCAAAGGTTGCTGTTATTTCGTTGATGTTTGAGTAAAGATGCGTTCTTTGCCATTCCTTACAAATGAAGTTGTAAGCCGTTGCTTCCTCAATTGGCGTCCACTGAAATGCTTCAACTCCATTACGTGCATCAAAGAATGCTTCAATGGCATCTGCATTGCTATTGCTAGCGGCAGACCATTTAAGGCTCCAAGTTTTTGGATTTTGATTCAAACCAAATGTTGTCCTTTGGCTGTAACCAGATCCGAATTGGGCAATGCGGACGTTTGGTCTTGAAGCTTTTTGTGCGCCAAAGTCAGGCGTTGTGCCACCGGTTGTGGTGCCAACAGTCGCATCATTGAAGGTAGCCATTACGCCAACAAGCCTCCGGGACGGCGTTGCTTAATCAATTCTGCCTGTACTGCAGCACCGATAGCAGCACCCAATGCACGACCATTATCGCCACCACCACGAGCAGAAGTACCACCACCTTCAACGTTGACAACGATATTGGTATCTCCACCACCCTTCATGGTGACGGGAATGGTGCGACCATCAGGCAGCGGCACATACGCTTCAGGGCGGCTGCCTTCACCAAACATGGCAAGCTGCGGTGAAGTGGCAATACCACCGGCTGCGTAGCGCTTGAGAGGCAAGGATCCACGTGATGTCATCACGCCACCCGCTGCAAAAAGACTTGGGAACAAACCTTTCATTCCTGCCCGTAATCCTGTCTCTACAAGTAAACGAGCTGTTTGTTTCAATAGATCAAGTAACACATCTCGAAGCGATGTGGCTTTGTCAAACAAAGATTCAAAAGCGTCAGCCATAGATGTAATAACATTTTGAGCGACTTGCTTTAAAAGTTCTTTTGTCTCTGATGTTTTTTCATTTATACGAGTTTGCGCCTTGTCAATTCGCGCTAATTGCTCCTCAGTCAGGACGATATTTTGAGTTTGCAATTTCTTGATAAATTGCTCTTTTTGTATTTGCGCCGCTTGTTTTTCGTCAATAATTCCAGCTTCAATTTCTAATTTTTTTATGGCTTTTTCAATTTCTTCATTCTGTTCACGGCGTGCCATGG